AGGGTCTTGATTACGGTTTTGAAGAGTTCCGTAATTCACTTATAGCAGCTGGCACATTTGGCGCTGCCTTTCCTTTGGCAATTCGTGCCGGTGAAAAAGCTGTTTTATTAACTGTGGATCAATTGCGCAAAGGTGCGGATGTTATATTTGATGGCGGCACTGCTAAAAGTGATGTTGCTCAAGGTGCAGAATTTACGCTTGATGTTTTAGACGCGGATGCTGTTGAAAACCCGCTCGATGGCCCAAAGGCAGATATTGAGCATGTAAAAAGATTAGAAGCGGCGCAATCTGCTATTATTGATGCAACAGCGCCCAATATAACAGAGCAACCTGGAAGCGCAATTCGAGCTCCTGATACGGTTTATGATGGAGATAATCTTGATAATCAGGTGTTTCGTTTTGATCCTGATGAAATCTTAGTTGATGCCAAACTGTTTCAATTCAAAGAAGGCGGTGATCAATTTGGCGTCACAAATCGTTTGCAAGGGGTTACGAAATGGGATCCTGGCAAAGCCGGTCAAATTGTTGTCTATGAATTTTCAGATGGGCGTCAATTCATAGCAGATGGGCATCAGCGTTTAGGCTTGGCAAAGCGCATCAAATTAGAAGATCCAAGCCAAGATGTGCGTCTTTATGGCCGCAAAATTAAAGAAGTTGACGGAATAACCCCAGATGAGGCCGTGGTTATTGCTGCAATGAAAAACATTGCGGAAGGCACCGGAACAAAAACAGATGCGGCAAAAGTTTTTCGCATTGCGCCCGATAAAGTAAATGATCCAAGTTTTCCAAAAACCGGCGCATTTATTCAACATGCGCGTAGTCTTTCCAATCTAAGTAATGAAAGTTTCGGTCTTATAAAAAACGGCATTGTTTCCGAAGAGTTTGGGGCATTGGTCGGGCGCTTGGTGCCAGATGATCCAGATATGCAACTTGCGGCGTTAAATGTTTTAGCGCGGGTTGATCCAAGCAATGTCTTTCAAGCCGATACAATTGTGCGTCAGGTTATGGAATCTGGCGTAACAAAAGAAACTCAAGAAAGTCTTTTTGGAGATGAAGCAATTGTAGAAAGTTTGTTTTTAGAGCGCGCGCGTGTTCTTGATCAAGCTGTAAAAAAGTTGAAAAAAGACAAATCAGCATTTAATAATATTACAAGCAATGCGGCAAAGCTTGAAGGTGAGGGAAACAAGCTTGCAACGGATGCAAATAGAAAAAGGGTTCAAACAGATGGCGAAGCAATCGCAATCATCCAAAGCCAAGCAAACAAAAAAGGGTTCCTCTCAGACGCGCTCTCAGATGCCGCAAGATTTGCAAGACAAAGTGGTAATTACGGACAGGCTTCAAACAGCTTTGTCGAAGCTGTCAGAAGATCAATTGACCAAGGCGATTTTAGAAGGGCAGAAACTGGCGATGTTAGACGCTTTGTCAATGATCAAACGCAAGAATTTGCAGCACGAAATCAGCCAGCGCAAGATCAGTTAGATAAATTTGATAATCCACATTCTGATGCTGTTATCGCTCAAGGCGATGCAATGGTTGAGGATATTAAAGCTGATGCGCAGCAATCACGCGATTTATTTGACCAGGGCCAAGCTAGCCAAGCTGGTAATCGCCAAATGGATCTTGAAGAACTTATAGACGAGGCAAAAGATGACCTTTCTAACACTTTAGATATAGATACATTTAGATCGGAAATAAACCAGGACGATCTATTTCCTGTTGGTTTTGTTGAAGGCGAAGATGGTCAGCCTACCGCTCGATTAGCAACTGCAAAACAATTATTAGATGAAATTGATCAAGATGATGCAATGATTGATCGTTTATCAAGGTGTCCGATATGAGTTTTCGCTCTTGTGTAGATGACGCCCAGCGCGCCAATGAAATCACAGAAGATCAAGCAAATGAAGTGCGCGATTTATTTGATGAGCTTGAAGCAGAATATCAAGGCCGTATGTCCGGAGCCCAGGCCCAAGCACAAGCTGGTTTAGATGCTTTCAACGCAATAAGACAAAAAGCAGCTGTAAGAAAACGTCAAAAAGCAATGCAATTGCGAACCTGGCAACAAATTAGCAAAAATCTAAAAGATTATCGAGATCTTGGAGGCAATGAAAACGAGGCAAGAGCAGCATTAGCTTTGTTCGAGCAAGACGGGTTAAGCAGATTTAGCTCAGTGTTGCAGCGAGAGGAAGCAATAAAAGGCGAGGCATTTGGTGAAATGTCTGCTTTGCTTGCAAGTTTTCGTCGCAACCTTGTTGGAGAGGTGCGTCAAAAGGCAAAGCTTGATGATGTTGTGCGAGAAATTTTCGGACAAGCAACAGGGAATAAATCTGCGCGTGAATTAGCAAGTGCTTGGAATACAACGTCTGAAAATTTACGCAAACGATTTAATGCTGCCGGTGGAGCTATTGCAAAGCGTTCAGATTGGGGAATGCCCCAAAATCACGATATGATTTTAGTCAGAAAGGCTGGTTATACTGAGTGGCGTGATTTTATAATCCCTCGGCTCAATCGTCAAAAAATGATTGATGAGCAAACCGGCATACCGTTTTCAGATGAAAAATTTGAATTGGTCATGCGAGATGTTTACGAAACAATTTCAAATGATGGTATAAATAAACTGCAACCAGGTGGGGTGGGTCAAAGCAAGTCTTTTGCAAATAGAAGGCAAGATCACAGATTTCTAACTTTTAGAGATGCCGATAGCTGGCTTGAGTATCAGAAAAAATTTGGCAATGCGAATAGCTTTGACACAATGATATCTCATGTCAGCAATATGTCGCGCGATATTGCTATGATGGAAATTCTTGGCCCAAACCCAACAGCCACACTAAATTTTTTAAAACAAACACTGGTTAAAAACGCACAAGGAAATGAAAAAGCGCAACGCGCAGCTGATCGAGCATCTAAGCGCATTGATGATTTTTATATGTCGGTAACCGGCAAAAATAATTCACCTGTTGATGGCATGTTTGCTGCCACATTTGCTGGTACAAGGCAGCTTTTGCAAGCGGCGCAACTTGGCGCTGCATCAATATCGGCAATCACAGATTTAAACTTTGGGAGAATAGCAAGGGGTTTCGTAGGCTTGCCGCAAGTCAACACAGTAAGCTCATATTTAAAATATCTTTCGCCTCTTAATGCAAAAGAAAAGGGTGAATTAGCAATTAGAATGGGTCTGATTGCCGAAGGTTGGACAAGTCTTGCAGCCGGTCAAATGCGATACGTTGGGGATGTATCAGGGCCAGAAATAACAAGAAGAATAAGCGATTTTGTTATGAGGGCTTCTTTTTTATCTCCAATGACAAGCGCAGGGCGTTGGTCTTTTGGTATGGAATTTTTAGGCTTTATGGCGTCTGAATCAAAAAAAAGCTTCGATCAACTTGATCCGGTATTTCGCAAAACACTTGATAGGTACGGGTTTGGATCAGATTCATGGGATAATATACGATCTACAGAACTTTATGATTATCAAGGCGCTAAGTTTTTACGTCCTGCAGATATCAAATCACGCACTGATTTACAGCCAGCTTTAGCCAATGAGCTGACTACAAGAGTGCTTGAAATGATTAACACAGAAACAAATTTTGCCGTTCCGTCTACGTCAATGCGGGGTCGTGTTGCATTAACTGGAGAAACGCGGCCAGGCTCAGCATCGGGTGAGTTTTTAAGAAGCTTTGCCATGTATAAAAACTTTGGAGTTACGCTTGTAAATACACATTTATTTCGTGGCGCAAGTCAACCAGGTGTAAAAGGCAAAGGGGTTTATTTCGCGGATCTTATTATATCTGCAACGGTTATGGGGGCTCTTGCGTTGCAGCTCAAAGAAATGAGCAAGGGCAGAGATCCACGACCAATGAATACAGAAGAATTTTGGGGCGCAGCGTTTTTGCAAGGCGGTGGTTTTGGAATATTTGGTGACTTTCTATTTTCAAATGTAAACCGTTTTGGTGGCGGTTTGGCAGAAACAGCCGCAGGGCCTGTGATTGGTTTACTTGAGGACTTACGGAGTCTGACTGTTGGAAATCTTTTAGAAGTTGCAAGCGGCGAGGATACAAAAGCAGGGGCAGAGCTAATAAGGTTTGCAAAAGATTACACACCTGGCTCATCAATTTGGTATGCGCGTTTAGCTTTAGAAAGATTGCTTTGGGATCAAATGCAATTATGGGCTGATCCAAAAGCCAGACAAAAAATAAAAAGATTAGAGCGCAAGTATAAGCGTGATTATGGGCAATCTTACTGGTGGGGGCCAGGAGATTTGCAACCTTCCAGAAAACCTGACTTAGAAAGCGCTTTGGGAAATTAAAGGTGTAAAATGACAATATCAAACACAACGACCCGCAACCAATATACCGGAAACAACAGCACAACGGTGTTTGCTTACTCGTTCAAAATTTTTGCAGACGTCGATTTGAAGGTCATACTCACAGATACATCTGGCGTTGAGACAGTCAAAACTTTGACAACACATTACACGGTGAGCGGAGCTGGTACAGATAGCGGCGGCAACGTCACATTCACAACTGGTAACACACCTGGCACTGGTGTGATTGTCACCATTTTGAGAAACACTGCCATCACGCAATCAATCGACTACGTTGAGAATGATACATTCCCATCGGCCTCGCATGAAACCGCGCTAGACCGGCTCACAGCAATTGATCAACACCAACAGGACAGAATCGATCGATCTATCAAAGCACCCGATAGCGAAGCGTCTGGCTTTGATATGACCCTGCCCGCAAAGGCAAACAGGCTGGGAAAAGTGATGGGTTTTAATAGCTCAACAGGAAACCCAGAAATGACTGTGCAAGTTACTGGCGCGAGTGTGTCAGTCTCTGATTTATCAGCTGGTGAATCACCCACGGCATCTGTGAGTGTAAGCGGCGGCACAGCTGCATTTGCCTTTGGTATACCGGCTGGGGCTACGGGTGCGCAAGGTAGCCAGGGAGCCACCGGCAGTCAGGGGGCTACGGGTGCGCAAGGGCCAGCTGGTCAGGATGGTGACAATACAATTACTGTAAAGAATGGGGGCTCGGCGCTTTCAACAGCTGCTAGCACTTTAAATTTTGTCGGATCAGGTGTCACAGCCACTGGCACGGGTGCTGAAAAAACAATCACAATAACGGGCGGCAGTGGTGGCAGTTCAATGACAATTGCTGATGAAGGCAGCGATTTAAGCACGGCAGCCACAAAGCTAAATTTCGTGGGCAATGGCGTCACAGCCACTGGCACGGGTGCAACAAAAACTGTGACGATTACTGATACAGATACAGTCTACACACATCCAACTTTTGATGGCGATGATATTGATATTGATACGGGTGTTTTAAGTGGTGCTGTCGTAATTAGTGATCTTGATTTAAATATTACCACTGACACAAACGGTCATGTCACAGATGCAAATGGCGCAGTATCTACTCGAACACTGACACTTGCTAATCTTGGTTACACTGGCGCAACAAATGCAACCGCAGATCAAAACGTATTTAGCAATGTGGCTGTATCTGGTCAAAATACAATTGTTGCTGAAAGCACAACAGATACTCTTACATTAGCAGCTGGCTCAAATGTTACTCTTACAACAGATTCAAGTAGTGATACGGTTACAATCGCAGCAACGGACACCAACACGACATATAGCGTGGGTGATGGCGGCTTAACTCAAAACAACTTTACCAATACTCTGAAATCAAAACTTGATGGCATAGAAGCATCAGCCACGGCTGACCAAACTGATGCGGAGATAAGGGCAGCCGTAGAGGCTGCTAGTGATTCAAATGTGTTTACTGACGCAGATCATAGCAAACTCAACGGGATTGCCACAAGCGCAACCGCCAATCCAAATGCGCTTGATAATCTCTCTGAAGATAGCTCACCACAGCTTGGCGGCAATCTAGATATAAACGGACATGATATTGTTTCTACATCAAATGGAGCTATTGATCTTGATCCAAACGGCAGCGGGAAAGTTGTTTTTAAGGGCAACTCGACACGGGGTGCTGGTCAGTTTGTTCTAAATTGTGAGCAAAATACGCACGGGGTTACTGTCAAAGGCCCGCCGCATTCGGCTGGTGCTTCGTACACTCTAACCCTACCTTCAGCCGATGGCTCGTCAGGACAATTTTTAAAAACGGATGGCTCTGGAAATTTATCTTTCGCTGCTGCCGCTGGCGGTGGTGATCCTGATCTCTATCGTGATAATGCTTCAAGTGCTACAACACCTACGGCAAGTGGAACAAATGCAGTCGCTATCGGTTCTGGTGCAATAGCACAAGGCAGTAATGACGTTGTAATTGGTACAAATAGCGATACTGGTTCTTCAGGTGATAATGTTGCTATTGGTAATAATGCTAGGGGACAAAATCTTCGTAGCCTTGCTATTGGCTATAACTCAAGAGCCTCAAACCGAGATACAATAGCAATTGGCACAGATACTCATTGTTATAACAATGAAGCTGTGGCTTTAGGGCATGACGCTAAGGGCGGGGGAACGGCTTCTGTAGCTTTAGGGAAAAGTTTAACCGCAGGAACCGACAGCCTCGCAGCCGCCATAACCAACAACACCTCAAGCTACGGTGCTTCTGGTAATAGAAGTATTACGATGGGGTATCTGGCGAAGGCTAGTAATACTGGCGGGAATGCTATTGGCTGGGCAGCTACCTCAACGCATGAATATGCAAGTGCGTTTGGTGTAAATGCGTTCACTACAACAAGCCATCAAGTTGCACTTGCTGGCCCTAATCATACGGTATTAATATCAGGTGCTTATAAATTACCAACATACGACGGAAGTGCTAATCAGGTTTTGACTACAAACGGCAGTGGGCAGTTAAGTTTTGCTACTGCTAGTGGCGGTGGTTCGCCTGACTTGTTTGCTGAAAACTACGATGGCACATCTACTCTGCCTTCTGCCACGGGAACAAATGCAGTGGTGATCGGGAAGGGCAGTTCAGCGGCTGGAACTGAGGCCATTGCGATGGTTGATGGAACAGCAGACAGTCAAGACAGTTTTGCTGTGGGCGGTATCGTCCAATCTGCTATTGGCGGCTATGCGATAGGTAAATCTTCACAAGTTTATTCTCAGTATGGTTTGGCGCTTGGAAGATCATCGTTAGTTTCAGCAGCAACAGATGGAACGGCTGTTGGTACATCTTCTGTGGCAGGGGCCAACTCAGCTGTAGCTTTTACAAAATCAAGAGCATCAGGCGCAGACAGCCTCGCAGCCGCCATTACAACCAATAGCAGCAGCTACGGTGCCACTAGTGTTAATAGCATTGCGATGGGAAAAAATGCTAAAGCTAGAGATACTCGTGGGGTAGCAATAGGTTATAACACAGACGTATTTGGTTATGGCGGTGTTGCAATTGGCAATGACTGTTATGTCAATATGGGCTACGGCGTTGCTATGGGCAACTACGCAAGAACTCATAGTCGTTACGGGGCGTTTATGTACGCAAATGGCTATTTGGTAAATGCGGGTGATGCACAAACTGGCATAATGGTTTTAAGGAAAGCAACTACAGATGCTACTCCTTCTGCTTTAACATCAACAGGTGGAGCAGCATCATCAACTAACCAATTAGTATTAACAAATGAGTCAGCAATAACTTTTACAGGTACTGTAGTTGTGCGTGAAGATGCAACTGATGGTGATGACTACGCAGGTTGGGAAATTAAAGGTGTAATCATGCGGCAAGGTCAAGCATCTGATACTACTCTTGGTGTTGGTATAGTAAATAATTTGTATCATACAGCAGGTTTAGCAAACGCAAGTGTAGCATTATCAGCAGACACAACTAACGGTGCTTTGAAGGTAGAAGTTACAGGTATTGCTGCTACTAATTTACATTGGGTAGCTACATTGAATTTTAGCGAGGTGCAAAACTCCTGATGGGTAAGGTTGAGATAGATCACACAGGCTCAGGCAGCGGCATTACACTTAGCTCCGTCAGCAACTACTGTCTTAGACAACACACCATCTTGGGGCATGGCTCTAAGTGCTGACACAACCAACGGTGGTATGGCAATTACAGTCACAGGTGCAGCATCAACTAACATTAGGTGGGTGGCTACAATCCATACATCTGAAATAACTTACGCTTAAAGGAGATACCAAATGGCTATTCAACACAATATCGCAGAGGGGGCAAGCCAATATGGCATCGCCTTTGCTAATGCATACTACCGTATCGTGACTGCAAGTGTTTCACGCCAACGTGGAACTGACCCAAAGTTCATGGTGATGATCGATCTAAGCGCTTATGCCACAAGCAGCCCCACAGATGACACCCGTGAGGTAGACTTCAAGCGCTACAACGCAAACCTGACTGACATTGAGGCAGCATCTGGTTCAACGTTTCTTGAAAAATGTTATACGTGGGTCATGGCTCAGTCTGACATGAACGGATCAACGGCGGTGTAATTATGGATAAACGAACAGTTCACAGCGCTCACCAACGTGTTGATGAGCTCACCGAGCGCGTAATAAAACTGGAAGTAATGACCTCAGAAATACTAGCCCGAATGCGGCGGTTGGAAAGTATCCTGATTGGCAGCGCGGGAGCGATCATTTTATTGCTGCTGGCTGAAATGTTTATCAAGTAAAACTTCCCTTACATTAAAGGACATTGCGATGCTGGCTGAACTGGCAGCGGCCAACGCCGCTTATGCAACTATCAGCAAGTTCATAGCGAACGGTAAAGAAATCTCTGATGTTTTATCGCCATTAAAAAACCTGGTCGGTGCAGAAGAAGAGCTACGCGCGCGAGGCAATCGTAAAAAGGGTGGCCTGTTCTCGAAGGTCATGGGCAAATCAGCTGATGATTTTGATGAGTTCTTGGCGCTCGAAGAAATATCAGAAAAACGGAAGGCTCTCGAATCGCTTTGCCGCGTCTACGCAAAACCTGGCACTTGGGATAAGTTCATTGCGTTTGAGAGCAAGATGCGAGTCGAGCGCAAAAAGGAAGCCGAAGCTAGGCAGCGTCAAATAGCAATGACAATCAAATATATCGGCTGGGGTGTGGTGACTCTGCTGTCTGTTGGAGGTGTTGCTTTGCTGTATTTTTTCACAGAATTTTTGAGGAAGTTATGACCGAAAAGTTTAATCCATATGATTATGACGGTGATGGTAAACTAACTGACACTGAGATTGATAAGGCGCGCGAGATCCGCGAATTTGAGGATCAAAGCCGTAAGCACACCGCACAGTTAAGAATTGCTCGATACACTTTGATCGGCATGGGAGCGTTTACCGTTGGTATGTTTTCAATGCCTGTAGATCGGATAGAGGCTCTCAGCGATATAAGCAATCTTTTCTATATAAGTGGCGCTGGAATTGTTGGTGCGTATATGGGCGCGGCAGCCTGGATGAGTAAGAAATGAGTTTCTTAAAAGATCTAATTTCACCGGCGACAGAGCTTGCCAGTAAATTCATAAAGGACAAAGATCAGGCTGCGCGCCTCGCACATGAGCTATCCACAATGGCCGATAAGCACGCCCAGGAGGCTCTCCTAGCGCAGTTAGAGATTAACAAAGCGGAAGCGGCTGGTAATTGGTTCCAGGCGTCATGGCGTCCACTGTGTGGCTATGTGTGCGTCTTGGGCCTAGCCGTGAACTTTTTAATCTCACCAATAGCGGCAGGGTTTGGGTTTGTCGTTCCACAAGCTGATATGTCCACGATGTTACCCGTCCTAACGGGAATGCTTGGGCTGGCGGGAATGCGCAGCTGGGAGAAAAACAAAAGGATCGCAAAATGAAAAACAACTTTGATCGATGTTTAGAGATGCTGCTGGCGCATGAAGGTGGCTTTGTAGATCACCCAAAAGATCCAGGTGGGATGACTAATCTTGGAGTGACCCGCGCCACACTCGAGCAATATAGAGGGCGTCATGTGACTGAAGAGGAGATGCGATCTCTCACACCTCTGGATGTAGCCAGCCTCTACAAAACAGAATATTGGGATAAAGTTCAAGGCGATGATTTGCCAGGTGGTGTGGATTGGGCAGCGTTTGATTGGGCTGTAAATTCTGGATCAAAGCGCCCAGCAAAAGCTATTCAACGAATTGTTGGTGCAAAGCAAGATGGTGCGATTGGGCCAAAAACTTTGGAGTCTGTATCTAATATTGAACCAAGAGCCATCGTTGAGGGGATGTATGAGCTGCGACAAAAATTTTATGAGCGCCTTAAAACATTTGATACGTTTGGTCGTGGATGGTCGCGGCGAAACAAAAAAACACTTCAACAAGCAGTGGAGCTAATTGATGCCTGAGAAACTAGAAAAAAGCCTGATGGCGCGCGCGCGCAAGAAGGGGCTCAAGGGCAAGGCAAAAGATCGATATGTGTACGGCACATTGACCCGCATTGCTGGGCCAAAGGGCGCGCAAAAAGAAGCGACAAGCGGAAAGATTCAACGTGGCTAAAACGCCAGCTTGGCAGCGCAAAGAGGGGCAAAACCCTCGTGGCGGTTTGAATGCTCGAGGCAGGGCATCATACAAAAAAGAAACCGGCGGCACTCTCAGGCGACCAGTGAAAAGCGGTGACAATCCCAGGCGCGGATCTTTTCTTGCGCGCATGGGAGCAAGCAAAGGGCCAGATCGAGACAGCAAAGGTCGGCCTACGCGAAAGCTACTTTCACTGCGCGCTTGGGGGGCCAGCTCATCATCTGATGCACGAAAGAAAGGCGCATCAATTCTTAAACGTAATAGGGCAAAAAAGGAGCGATCATAATGCCAGGATATGGACTGAGTAAAAGCAAAAAATTGTCTATCATGAAACAAGCCTCAATGAAGAAGCCAAAGAAAAAATAATGGCCAAATCAACGGTCAATAAGTCGGGTAATTATACCAAGCCTGGCATGCGAAAGCGGCTGTTTAAATCGATCATGGCGCGCGCCACACATGGCACAGCGGCTGGTAAATGGTCGGCGAGAAAAGCGCAATTGCTGGCGAAAACCTACAAAGCGAGGGGCGGAGGATACAAGTAAATGCACAATCCGCAGCACAGTTTAAAGATGTGGGGCAAACAAAACTGGCGCACAAAGTCGGGCAAAAAAAGCTCCGTTACTGGCGAAAGATATTTGCCCGAGGCTGCAATAAAATCTCTGTCGAGCGCAGAATACGCAGCCACAACGGCGGCAAAGAGGCGCGATAAAAAACGCGGGAAGCAGTTCTCAGCGCAGCCAAAAAGCATCATGGCAAAAACGCGGAAGTATCGCTCTTAGATTAAAATTGATGAAATTGCACCAATCCTGTTTGTTTCGGAAAAATGATTTGTGGAGCTTGTGGTGGGTGCCAAGCCGGTGCCAAACGGGTGCCGTGCATTATGTAGCATTATGTAACAGAACGTAACATCGATGTCACGTTTTGCTTTATTTTGTTACATAATGCTTCATTTTGACACATAAAATAACGGGTTCGAGCCCCGTCAACCGCGCCATCTAAAACTTTTTAAAATCAATAAGTTAACCCCATCTGGGGGCCTCTGGGTGCCAAGCTGGGTGCCAAAAAAAGGTGTGGGGTCGCGGGGATTTGACCAAACATCCCCTTGTACTCTGCGTGATACAACTCTATATTTGACTTGTAGCGTCAAATTATTATTAAATGGAGGAATATCACAATGACACCGATCTCACCAAAGTTACTAAAATCTAAACAGGTTGCTGGAAAAGCGCCTTGGTGCGTTGATTCGAGATCTGTTTTAAAAAACGGTAAGCGGCAATTTTTTTGGACAAAAGCCGATGCGCTGCGAGAGATTGATAAATTAAATGCAGAGCATACACCCAACGCTTTGACCTCTGACGCGTGGAAATGGACATTTGCCGAGCTGCAAAATAAATACATCACACGACTAAGCGATGAGTGTGCGCGCGGAGAAAAATCGCAAAGCTGTTTCTTGGATCGTAAGCGCCACACCAAGCAGTTTATAAATTTAATTATTGATGGAAAGCCTGTCGCTGACATGCTTGTAAAAGATCTGACCATGGGCCAGGTAGCGATTGACATTGTAGATCAACTGCGTGTTGGTCGCAGCAAAAAAACTATTGAAAATATTTTTGGATCGGTCGGACAAATGATGCTGTTTGCAATCATGCTTGGCTGTCGTAAAACAAACCCGCTTGAGGGTGTTGAGCGCAAAGGTAACATTACAAAAGCAGAGCAAGCCAAAGCGAAAAAAATTGCGCCAGAAATCATTGATCAAATCATGGATCATCTGTCACCTGAGTGGAAGCTTTACGCTCGGTTTGCGATCACAACTGGTTTGCGGCAAGGCGAACAGCGCGCGCTGACTTGGGGCTGTCTTGATCTTGAGGACAGCAAAGTAAATGTAACGCGCGCAGTAAAGCACACCACGACCAAGATTGATTCGACGAAAACAAAGTCAGGTCAAAGAACTGTGCCTTTAACCCGCGATATGGTGCGCTCTCTGAAAGAGCTTTACATCAACCGAGGTAGACCAGACGCAAAGGCTTTAGTCTTTTGTTCCGCACTCGGTACGCTGCGGATGTCCTCAAAGTTTTTAAAGGCATTGCACCGCGCCTGTGATGCGGCCGGTGTCGAGCGCATCCGCTGGCATGATCTTCGTCATTACTATGCATCCAAGCTTTTGATGGTATTTCCGAACGATTTGTATCGGGTCAAAAGTTACATGGGCCATGCGACGATTGCAATTACACAATCAATCTATGGCCATTGGCTTGACACTAGCGGTGAGGATACTGAGGCCGTTGATAGATTATCCGCGATCTTTTAAGATAAGGGGGATGATCTCCCCCTTGTCATTTATTCCGAAAGCTTGTTTTACCACGGTTTTAGTTTGTTCTATCTCAGCTCCAAACGCCGTATCCAAAACACTTTTATGAATATAGATCTTTCCACCTTCCCGAATAGTTTTTAAGTTTTGTTTTTCAAACAAGCGCCTTGCCCGCGCAATCGAATTTCGGTTGCTTTCACCAAACAACGCTTGTGCGGCCTCTTTTAAAGACAACAATGATCCAGACATATCACCATCCCATATCGTCATCAATGATTGGCCCAGCCGGCGCGGGTGGTGCAGCGGGAGCTGGTGCAGCTGGCGCTCTGAAATCTTGGGTTGGCGCACTCGCGCTCTGGTTGTCATCATATTTATTTACATACAGCGTGATGCGCTGCTTAACTGGAAAGTCTTTTGGCTCCAGCCCATCCATGCGCTCATGTACTGACACCTGTATTCCAGCACCGTGTTTTTTCATCAGCTCATAGATTTGACGCTGCGCATCTATTTGTTCCTGGGTGCGCGGCTCATATTGTTTTACTGTATCATTCCATTTGGTCGGCATGTTGACCCAGCCGGTCAGCCGATAATGTTTTTTTGTGTCGATCTGTTCAAACGTGTGGTTGCCTTTACTAAAATGGGGCATTGAATCTTTCTCCTTGATTTAGCTGTTCAAAGCGCAATCTGATGTACGCTTTTAATTCATCTGCCCACTCGATATTATGTTGCCTCAAAAGTTGCATATTATTGCTTTGCTTTTCGCCAAGCTTTCTTATCTGCCAGGTTTCTGTTGCCTGGCTTATTTTTGTTTTGATTTGTTCTTTCCAAGCTTGCCATTGCTGATCAAGCTCCTGTGTGCGCTCCAATTCTTCAAGTTCTTTTGCGAGTGCTTGCCGCGATTCTTCCAACTCACTCTCAGTCGCGTTTGATCCTTCTTTAAAGACTTCACCCGCGTTTGATCGTTTTTTAAAGGCTTCACTTTCTGTTTCGCTGTAAACAAAACCCGCCATATCTATAAGCTTGAGAATGACTCGATCTTTTGCGCGCTTTTCTGCCATTGCGTATGGGTATTGCTGTTTGTTGTTTTTTTTATCGATGTTAATTGGCATGGCCTCACCAATTGACCATTCATGCTTGTCTTTTAATCTGCCGGTCACAATCATTACACAGATGCGCTTCTCTGGATCACTCTCAATAATTTGGGGTGAATCAAACATAATGCCTTTATGGTGCGCAATTTGTTCAAGAGCCTTATGGGTTACGACTGTTTGACCATGCACCGTCCATGTTGCTTGACGTGGTTCTAATTGCAGTTCCTTCAATATGTCTGTAAGTTTACGCGGTATCATTGCAGCCCCCACATCTTGCGCGCCTCGGCAATATATCCTGGCGGCTCTTTCCAATGCAGTTTTGTAAAATCTGGTGGATCTAAAAAATCAAACAGCTCATATTTATTGTGGCAAGAGCGCAAAATATTTTCTGTCACTTTGTGTTGTTTGATAATGTCTTGCAGCACTTCCTCGAGAAAATCATTTTTCAGCTCAGGCGCATTGTGAGGTGTAAACACCTTGTAATCTGTTGAGCTGGCATAAACAATGAACGGCGGCCTTCCGCCGTTGAGCGCCCAGAATCCACACGCCTGATATACGTTCGCCATATCAAAGCTAAACGGGTTATCTTTGCCCAGCGTCTTTGGCGGTTTTACATCTGTCCAGCTTTGATTTTTTGTCGGATGAAAAGGTTTTGTTTTATCTGCTTGGCGCTTGGTTGGCCTTGACCATTTGGTTTTGAGATCCCCGCGCCGCCCATAATCTGGTTTCGTAAAATGGGGCAGGGCATTACCAGGTAATTTATCGATCAGATCTATTTCACCAATCATTCGATTATCGCTGCGCATGGCCTCACGCAGCCCCAGAACAGCATGTTCGATCACGCCTGGCATTTCCTCAAGATACTTCTCTTTGCGCGCTCTGTCATCGTCTAGGGCGGCCTGAGAGTAATCCTTTGGCTTGTATTGCTGTAAGGTTTTCACAGCCACATCTGTGGCTTCTGACAGGCTCAGCGTTTGGCCGAATGTTGGATCTGGTAATAGGTGCAGATCACACGCATCTTGAACAGCGCGGCCAGCTTCCATAGCAGCTGATGAGCGCCCGACAGTGAAGTTGTACAGAATTTTACCAGCCTTTACGTGATCGTCTGCGCGCGTTTCATCTTTTAAAACATATCTGGCCCATTCAATGGACGGGCGTATATGCACCTTCTCGAACAGCTTTTTGCTGCGATCACCCGAGCGGGGATTGCTGTGATTAAAATATTTATGGCGCGAAGCCCAATCGGGCGTATCAAAGGACATTTTCTCAGCGTATAAAGCATGACTTTTGATGTCAAATAGTTATACGTTAGAAATCTATTTTTTTGCGGATGATAACGTCACGACATCTGCGTTGGGCCAATCGAGGCCATTTTCATCTTTTACGATAATGTTTCTGAGCTCTGGGCGATGCACAACGGCTAACTCTGGGCTGGCCCATTCTAGTTTTACATTCGACACGACCTCATCTTCTGCCTTCATATCAATTGTGTATAGACCTTTCGGTTGTGGATAGAGAACACCAGCCAACCAGGTTCGCTCATAGCCGCGCACATGCATAGGCTCTGCAAGCTTGCAGAGCGACATTTGTTGAAAGCACTCTTTATGCACGTAATTATTTTCAATTGGATCAAGAAGCAAAGATGTTAATGTGTTATTCCAATGTTCCCAGGGGCCAGTATAATCATCTGATACTGTCCAGCGCATAAAGCAAACTTCATCTGTATTGCTCATAAAAGCATATGCATTTCCAAATCTTTTCTCGGTGGTTGTGAAATCGCGCAGCACAATGTTCGGATGGTGTATATGCGCTTTTCCGATGATGGGGACGGGTTTCGTAATGAACAATATTTCATAAACGCTACAGCCACAAATTTCTGCGTATTCTTCTGCATCTTTGAGCGTTATTTGTATTTTATTATGGATGTGACGCGACAAAGTTTCGGGCGTCAAACCCTTTTCCTGCGCAACTTGCGCTTTGCTTTTACCACTTTGGGCAATCATTTGATTTAAATTGTTGGGCATATCCCCCATCATACCACCTTGTCTTTTTATGTTAAATCCTTTTTATGAAGTATTGATATTGTCTTTAAACGTCAAGTGATTTAGATTATTAAGTATGACACTTGATGAATTCAGAAAACAAAAAAACTGGTCATATTCACATTTGGCGCGGCAGCTCGGCGCGGCGCATGCAACTGTCGTGCGGCGATGGTGCCTCAAACAATCGCATAAAGACCATGTAAAACCGAACCCACGTTTTATGTCAAGAATTGTCGTTCTCACGCAGGGTCAAGTGACGCCAAATGATGTTTATTTAAGCAAAGATCTTTAATGACCGAGGATTTGCTGCAACGATCGGTGGTTTCATACCTGGACGCGGCTCTTCCAAAAACCTGTGTTTTTCATCATAGCCCAAACGAGGGCAAGCGGCATATAAATTACATCAATCGATTAAAACAGCTCGGCACAAAGTTCGGCTGGCCAGATCTTGAGATCTTTGTAGATGCTCGATCAAGTCTTACTGATCGGCCAGAGGTTATTTTTATTGAGCTCAAGCTCAAACGCGGGGTTCTAAATAACAACCAGAAATTTATCCGCGATAAGATTCAGGGCGCGGGTTTTCTTTGGACTTTGTGTCGATCAATCGAGGATGTGCATGATGTATTGGCCGCGCATGTCAGATTGCGAGCTGGGCTATGAAAGAGCCGGTGTTCATCAACTGCCCACATTGCAAAGGCGTTGGCCAGCGTGAGCATTATTTTTTCATTACGCATCCAAAAAAATTTTCGACGGGTGAGGCTGAGCCTGAGATGATCGAGTGCACGGTGTGCAAAGGCACGGGCAAGGTGGTGCTGCATGAAGATTAATCCGTACAAACTTCCCGAAGGCAACGTAAAAATTGCCTTTAGTGGTGGACGTACCAGCGGCTATATGCTCCACGAAATTCTTGCAGCAAACGGAGATTTACCGGAGCGTTGCAAGGTTCTCTTTGCCAACACAGGCCGTGAAATGCCCGAGACATTAAACTTTGTGCAAGAATGCTCAGAGCGTTGGAACGTGCCGATAACATGGCTGGAATACAAAAACGATGATAACGGCGTTGGTTTTAAGGTGGCAAGTCACAACGCTGCATCACGCAACGGTGAGCCATTTGACAACTTGATAGCAAAGAAGCGCAGATTACCCAATGTGTTTGAAAGGTTTTGTACTCAGGAACTGAAAGTGCGGACAATGCGAAGGTATCTTGTCAGCCTTGGGTGGAAAAAATGGTACAGCGCTGTTGGCATTAGAGCTGACGAGGCGCACAGAGCAAAGCCACAGAAAGACAGCAAGGAAACAACCTATTGGCCATTGCTGGACGTGATGGTAACGCAGAAAGAAGTCATGGAGTTCTGGGGCAAGCAACGGTACGCATTCGGACATGATCTTCGCATTACAAAAGGCTTTGGTAATTGTGATGGTTGTTTTTTGAAATCAGAGCAAACATTAGCAACGCTTTGGCGACTGCATCCAGACCGTGCGCAATGGTGGTCAGATCAGGAAGAACGCGTTTTTGAGGGTAAAGACAGATCAAAGCAGCATTTGCAAACTTTTAAGCGCATCAGAGATAAGGGCCAGTCATACAAACAACTCGGTGATTTCATAAGCCGTCAGGGTGATTGGATCTTTGATGATGCTGCATTTCTTTGCCAACAAAACGATGGCGAGTGTACTTCATGAGGATTGAAGTGAAAATCGAGCATATGATTTGGACACTGGATCATGATGATGAAAGCGCCTGGTTCTCACTGCGCGCAGAGGATCAAAAGCAAAAGCTTTTCTCTGGGCCGATACACACAGGAATGGCGCGTCAAGTGCTAAATCTACACCGAAAACTCAAAGATATAGAACTAAAGATTGCCGAGCGCTGTAATGAGTGTGACGGCAGCGGATGGATTGAGGTAGAACGCATGGTGCGTGTGTCCGGTGAGTACCAGGCATATGAGCCAGTGGGCGAGAAAGAGCGGTGTGAAACCTGTAACCCATTAGGAGTATAAAAATGAATCTTAGCATTGATGAAACACAAACAATCATTCTGGCGTTAAGGCAGTATCGTGATGAATTTCACCCCTTAGAACAACTGAAACAGTTTGATAAGATTAACGACTTGATGCGAAAGTATCGATCACTTTTAGGCGATCAACAGCTGACCTACGATTGCACAAACGAGCGCTGGGAAAAAACTTCGCCTAATGTTACGAAATGACATGTGGATAAAAAAGTTATTGACTGATCTTTTACGGTGTTTTTAAAATCGCGTAGCGTCTTCACCCATGTACATATATGCGCTCATATATGCGCTCATATATGCACCTAAACTTGCTGATTGTGGGCGCCGCCAAGGAGCGCACACAAATCAGCACTCATATGTACATAGTCGAAATTCTTTACTTTAAAGGATTCCTCTGTGGATAACTTGGATGTGCTAGCGCTTTCAGATCTTTTTTTTGAAGCCGCTGAAACCGAGCGCAAACTGCCAGCGGCGATGCGAAAACAAAAGATGAGTTCATGGCCAGACTATCCTCAAGAATGGAAGGCATATGGCTATGAGGAATTTAAAGTGCGCTTGCCAAGAGCAACACCGCAACAAGTAGATAGCTTTGATAAAGCCTTGCTTCTCAGCATAAGATTCATGGATGCAGATGATCGACGCATGGTCTGGGCTGTGGCCCATAGCGCAGCGTTTCGTGAACGCGGCCCTAAGTGGCAACAACTGGCAAGATTAAGGGGGCTGAGAGATGGAAGACAGATCAAGCGCAGATATCAGGATGCACTCATAAGGCTGCATTACAAACTAAAAGCCCAGGACGATGATATCCTGGGCGATTACTTTTGATTAAGATTTTGTTTTTTACTGGGCTGACACGCCTACCATTATCATGTCGGGAGTTGCGATGCAAACGTAGCGCTTGCCCTCTGCCATGAGCAATTCGTTTGCGCTGTTCATTTTGAACAATGGGTGATTTGCTTTTTCAAAGCTTTTAACAGTCTTTGGCGTAATCTTGGTAATACGAGTGTATGTGCGGATCAAAATTGTTTTGCCGTCAGCAATGTGCTTGTTGATAAACTCAAGTGCTTTTTGTGATTTCATTTGGTTTCCTCCTTTGTTGCTACAGCCTTTATATGGACATCTTGACTTTAAATGTCAAGTATACCGACGTAACAAATCAAACAAGATATCGGCACATAACATAATGCTTGCGCTAATGCGCGAAATCAGCCATAGATGTAGTATACTAGGCAGAGCCTTGTCCTCCATTGATGCTACAACAACATTGGTTGGCTTTGTCTGGTATACCAGCACAGCAATGTGTGGTTGTCCTCCCTTGTTTTACCTAGCCCCCTTCGTGGGGCTTTTTTTATGAGCTCAATTATTCATGCATGATGACACGATAACACAAGTTTGGCGGCTGAAACAAATGGGTTACGCATTGTCAAAAACAGATGACCCCAAATTACAACAAGATATTGTTGAGCAAATGCAATTAGAATTTAAACCAGCAATAGGCCAGTCAATTCAGGAATTACTCACAAAAAAGTTTGATTAATGCCCAGAGTTTCTAAGCAAAAATTTAAAGACATCTGCGATTTGTTGATGCAAGGCAACGCTATCAAGCGGATATGCAAAGAAGAAGGTATGCCCAGCTACATGACATTGCTCAGACATGTGCAGGAAGATGAAGAGGCACACGCGCTCTACGAACGTGCCAGGGCAATACAATGCGAAGTGATGCACGATGATATCCTAGAGATGGTTACGGCTCCATTGCCCAGCGATAAGCAGCTGGCAAATGCAGAAGTGCAGAGGCGTAGGCTCGAGGCAGATGTAAAGGATAAGTACATTCGGCAAATGGCAAGCAAAGGCGTCAGGAATAAAGCAGAGGATAAGCAAAGCTCAGGGGCGATCACGATTACATGGGCTGGTGGTGATGTGTTTAATGTGGGTGAGTAGGTGTGGTGGTGATATTCTGTTGGTGCCAGTCGCGCGCGAGGCCCACCCCCCAACCCTGATTTGCTTTTGATTTTGTTGAGCTCTTGGATGTTTTGGCACCGGTTTGGCACCCAGATGGTCTAAGCTATTGAAAATAAACGCATGGGTCACGGGGTATGCCCCCGTTGCGCCCGTAAAATCCTGTGCGGCACCCCCCACCACCCCCAAAACCGCGCGCCGTAACTGTATACGTAAATTCC